TGTCTTTTCTTCCCGTATCTCCCCGATGCAGTCGGAACCAATGCTGGACAGTCCTTTTACAGTCCGACCTGATCCCATTCCATGACGACTAAGCCTAAAAAGACCCAACCGCTACGAGGGGCAACCAAGCCGAGGGTTCATAGCCCACTTCTTAAAGGCAAGACCAGAGCTAATGAAGTAATTGAAATGGTTGAGCGTTTAAAGATGGATAAGCTCATGCCTTATCAGGAGTTCATCCTTAAAGACATGATGATGGTGGATAAAAAAAATAATTACAGGCGCAAGACAAGCCTGCTGCTCATAAGTCGGCAGAATGGTAAATCTCACTTAGGCAGAGTCCGTGTTATCTGGGGCATGTTCTATGGAGACGAAAAGAAGATAATTATCATGTCTGCCAATAGAGCTACATCGCTCATGCTCTTTCGCGAAATTGCATGGATCATAGAATCAACACCAGAGCTAAAGGCCATGACTAAGGTAATTAGGTACGCAAATGGCGGGGAACGAATAGAGCTGCTTAATGGAGCTACTCTGGATGTAATCAGCGATAACTCGTCCTCTCCCAGAGGTCGCACTGCTGACTTCTTATGGATTGATGAAATCCGAGAAATCTCAGAAGACGGGTATAAAGCAGCAGTTCCAGTAACTCGCGCCCGAGCTAATGCCCAGACATTTTTGACTAGCAATGCTGGTGATGTTTTTAGCAGTGTGCTTAATTCGCTTGTCGAGCGCGCCAAAGAGTATCCACCAGAGACATTTGGCTATTATGAGTATTCTGCCCCGCAGTATTGCAAGATAGATATAACTCTAGATTCTTTTTGGCGAGATGCAGTAGTTCCTAGCAATCCTGCTTTGGGGTACATAATTACTAAAGAGTCGATTGAAGAAGCAATCGCTACAGCTGCTACAGAAACCACCAGAACCGAGACGCTTTGCCAATTCGTGGATTCTTTGCAATCACCATGGCCTTTTGGCATTCTTGAGGATACAAGCGATAACACGCTAGAAATTGCTGTTGGGGCTTATACTATATTTGGTTTCGATGTCAGTCCTTCGAGAAGGAACGCATCTTTAGTCGCTGGACAATTACTTCCAGATGGAAGGATTGGCATTGGAATCATGCAGACTTGGAGTTCTCAGGTCGCAGTAGATGATCTAAAGATTGCAGCTGAGATAAAAGGCTGGTGCGATTTGTTTCACCCGCGAATGGTCTGTTATGACAAGTATGCCACTCAATCGATAGCCGATAGATTGAAGCAGGCTGGAGTTATGACTGAAGATGTCTCAGGCCAGCAGTTTTACCAAGCCTGTGGTGATCTATTGACTGGATTGGTTACTAACAAGGTCGTTCATAATGGTCAAGCAGAGCTAATCCAACAAATGAATAACTGTGCAGCTAAAGTCAATGACTCAGCTTGGCGTATCGTAAAAAGGCGCAGTTCTGGCGATATTAGCGCGCCTATTGGAATCGCAATGGTCGTAAGCAAGTTAATGCTTCCAGCACCTAAGCCTCAGATTTATAGTTAGACACGCACTAGCATATTGTCTAATCTCTTGACAAATGCTACAATTTCTGTCTATGGGTATCTTCTCGCGTAAGCCTCAAATCTTGGAAGCGCAAAACGCTCCACAAATTATGTCCGAGTCTTACTTGACTTATGGCAATTACTTCCCAGTCATGGTCACTCGCGCCCAAGCTCTTTCAGTACCCAGCATTAAAAGATGCCGCGATCTAATCTGTGGCACTATTGCCAGCATCCCTTTAGAGTATTACAAAAAATCTACAGGTGAAATGATTTCTCCACCAAGATGGATTGAGCAACCATCTAAAGCTCAGCCAAGATTTGAGACACTATATTTCACTTTAGATAGCCTTCTCATGTATGGAGTCAGTTATTGGCAGATTACTGAGACTTATCTTGAAGATAACAGAATGGCTAACGCAAATTGGGTTGCTAATAATCGCGTTACATTCAATACAGACTCTGTAAATAATTTTGTAACACAGTATTATCTAGATGGCGTTCCGTTACCGATGTCGGGTTTGGGCTCTTTAATTACCTTCCAGAAAGATGAAGGCATCCTTGCTGTTGGTGGTTCTACTATCAAAGCTGCACTCGATGCACAGAGAGCAGCAAGCGTAGCTCTGGAAACGCCATCTGCGACTGGGTTCCTAAAAAACTCAGGGGCTGACCTTCCACCTAATGAAGTTACTGGATTACTTGCTGCATGGAAGCGCGCCCGCCAAAATAATGGCACTGCTTACTTAACTGCAACTCTTGATTATCAAACTACAGGCTTTAGTCCTAAAGACATGGCTTACCAAGATGCAATTCAAGGATTAGCAACTGAATGCGCAAGACTCTGTTCAGTTGATCCATATTATGTTTCAGCTTCAATGAACACAACTATGACCTATGCAAATGTGCAGGATGAGCGCAAGCAGATGGTTGCTTTTACATTGCAGCCTTATGTTTCAGCCATTGAGTCTAGGCTTAGCATGGATGATGTCAGCACTGCTGGACATTATGTAAAGTTTAGTTTAGACGACTCATTCTTGCGTACAGAGCCAATGGAAAGATTGTTAGTGCTAGAAAAGATGTTAGCACTTGGTTTGATTACAACAGAACAAGCAATGCAAATGGAAGACCTATCACCTAACGGGAATGGCAGCTAATGGAAACTCTATACATTGAAGCATCATCAATCGAATGCTCAGAAGAACGCAGAGAAATCTCTGGAAAGATTGTGCCTCTTGGTACTGGTGAAATCGGCCATACTAATCTTGGTGCATATACCTTTGCAGCTAACTCTATTGAGATTGCAGACCCAACAAAGATTAAGTTGCTATCACAGCACGATCTAAAAAAGCCTATTGGTCGAATGACTGCTTCAGAGACTCGCGCAGATGGTATCTATGCAACCTTCAAGTTAAGTCGCTCTTCAGGCGGTAATGACGCACTTATCATGGCGCAAGAAGGATTAGTTACAGGCTTGAGTATCGGGGCAGAAATCCTTTCATCACAGCCATCAAAAGATGGACACACAGTAGTCTCTTCAGCGAGGCTTAAAGAAGTTTCTCTAGTAACTGTTCCCGCATTTGCGTCTTCAGAAATACTAGAGATCGCAGCAGAGGAAGTTATCCCTGTTGAAGAAAACCCACAAACAGAAAGCGAGACAGCTGTGGAGAATACTCCAGAGACAGTTGCAGCACCAGTAGAGGCAGCAGCAGTTGAAGCTGCTCGTCCTACAGTTACAGCAATGTATTACACAAACCCACGCCTTAACCTGAACATAACAGCAGGCGAATACGCTAAAGCACAACTAAACGCAGCACGCGGTGACTCAGATGCTCGCGAGCTAATGGCAGCTTTACAGGTTGCTACAGTTGCAGAGAACACAGGTATGGTTCCACCTAACTACCTACGCGATGTAATCGGTATTATTGATTCATCTCGTCCGTTTATCGATTCAATCGAGCGCGCAGCACTTCCAGCAAGCGGAATGAAAATCTTTACTCCAAAACTTGGAACACAGGCCACTGTCGCATTGACAGCAGAAGCTGCTGAGTTCTCTTCAACAGACACAACAGTAACTTTCCAAGAAGATACAGTTGTTAAGTTCGCAGGAGCTGGAAAGCTAGATGTTGAGTTGGTTGATCGTTCAGACCCATCATTCCTAGACCTATATCTTCGTGAGTTAGCTGCAAGCTACGCACAGAAGACAGATGCCTATGCAGCGCAAATTGCAGCACAGAATGCAACAGCATCATCTTCATCAACAATCTACAAAGCTATTGCTTTGGGTATCTCAGATTCTTATGGCGTTATGCGCAAGACACCTAGCAACCTTTTGGTTGCAACAACAGGTGGAGAAGATGGAATTGACTTTGCAGGATTGCTAGGCGCTGTAGATGGTTCTAACCGACCACTATTCGCAGCAGCAGCACCTCAGAATGCAGCTGGTCTAATCACGCAAGGCTCGACAAATGGCTCAGTAGCAGGCCTCAACTTGGTAGTTGATGCAAACTACACAGGTGACGATGCAAACGCTAAGCACGCACTTGTTTATCCAACAGATGCAATGCGATTCCACGAATCAGGCACACTTCAGATTCGCGCAAATGTAGTTGCAAATGGTCAGCTTGAAATCGGCATCTACGGATATGTTGCAGTAGTTAATCGCTACCCAGCAGCATTCCGTAAGCTGAATGTTGCATAAGTAACACTCTAAGTCGCTCTGGGGAGTAGTAGCCCTCTACTCCCCAGAGTCTTAAGAAAGGAATGGCAATGGCTCTTACAACAGTCAGCGAATTGCGCACTACTTTAGGTGTCGGCACGCTATACACTGATGCTGTTCTTCAAGAAGTCTGTGACGCATCTGATGCAGTCTTGCTTCCAATGCTTTGGCAAAATGAGATTTACAATACTTATCAAAGCATTGCAGGCAATGTAGGTACATTGTATTTTGAACAAAACATTTCAGATTATTTTTATGTGAGTCAAAGCGTAACTGTCAGTCGCAATGGCAGTCCATATAACGGCACTAAAACCATTACTGCTATCAGTTCTAACTCTATTTCTTTCGCTGCTGTAGGTGCAGATCAGAACACACATGCAGTTCAACCTATTGGTATCGTTGCAGGAACAGCAACCGATTACGCAACCGACACAGCAATTCAAAATGCAGCTTTGATGATCGCTGTTGATATATGGCAAGCTCGCACCGCTACTTTAGGTGGAAGCAATCTTGTCGATTTCCAGCCTTCCCCTTACCGAATGAGCGCACAGCTTCTCGCTAAGGTGCGAGGATTGATTGCCCACGCGCTAAGTCCTAACTCAATGGTGGGATAATGCCAGTTGCTATCACCACACTTAGAACGACACTTGCCACAGCCTTAGTCGATAACTCAAAATGGCAGACCTTTGCATTCCCGCCTGCCACAGTATTGGCTAACTCAGTCATTGTTTCACCCGATGATCCCTATTTAACACCTACCAATAATCAGCATATTGGCATTAGTCCAATGGCATCATTCAAGCTGATTATTACGACTCCACTTTTCGATAATGAGGGCAACCTCAATGGAATAGAAGATTTTGTATGTGGCGTGTTCGCTAAGCTTGCTGCATCTTCTTTGACCTATAATGTAAGCGCAGTCAGTGCGCCTAGTGTTCTCAATGCTGCTTCGGGAGACCTTCTCAGCTGCGAGATGTCCGTATCAATCCTTACGAGTTGGAGTTAATATGTCCGAGTGGGAACAAGAGAACGAAGCCTTCCTGAAAAAAATCGGGCAGGTTAGCACACCAACACCAAAGCCAGCATCTACTAAGAAAGACGAGGAATAATCCTAATGGCTGTATTTCT